TGTGATGGCAAAGGTCTAATCAGAAAGTACAAAGTTAATGGTGAGCCATACAAAAACTTATCCAAGTGCCATGAGTGTGGAGGACAAGGTGTTGTATACTTAGAGCTAAATAGAACTGCAGGATTTAATCAGATGCCTGTTGGTGTATCGGAAGTAGCAGAGGGTGGATTCAAGACAGACAGAGACACACTGAGAAAATTATCTATGCGTGCTAAAGGTGATATGAAAGAGTTTGTTGATATAATTATTAGATACAATGCTATAGACACATACTTAAATACATTTGTAAATGGTATAAGAGATCATGTAAACGAAGATAGTATACTGCATCCTAAGTTTATGCAGTGTGTTACAGCTACAGCAAGACTATCAAGTCGTGATCCTAACTTCCAGAATCAACCAAGAGGAACTACATTTCCTATTCGTAAAGTTATTACTTCTAGATTTGAGGGTGGTAAGATTATGGAGATAGACTTCTCACAACTAGAGTTTAGAACTGCTGTATTTTTAGCACAAGATAAACAAGGCATAAAAGACATAGACGATGGCGTAGATGTCCATCAGTTTACTGCAGACACTATCGGAGTATCTAGGCAAGATGCAAAGGCACATACATTTAAACCTTTGTATGGTGGCATGTCAGGTAGTGACGATGAGAAAAGATACTATAAAGCTTTCTTAGAAAAATACAAAGACATAGCTAAGTGGCATGAGAATCTACAGAGTGATGCAATACAATACAAGAAAGTTAAATTGCCATCAGGTCGTGAGTATGCTTTTCCATATGCACAAAGACAGGCATGGGGTGGGTCTAGCTATTCGACACAGATAAAAAATTATCCTGTTCAAGGCTTTGCTACTGCAGACATAGTGCCTATTGCTTGTATCAATGCATACAAGATGATGAAAGACAGAGACGTAAAAAGTTTACTAATAAATACTGTACATGATTCTATAGTTGTTGACGCACATCCAGATGAAATAGAGACAATGACAAAACTTTTAGACAGAGCAACCAAGGATGTTATTGATTCTTTATATGAATTTTATAAGGTAGAATTTAATGTTCCATTAGACACAGAGCTAAAAGTTGGTGCCAACTGGCTAGAAATGCAGGAAATACCTATAAAAATAAATAAGGTAGTATTGTAAATTTATGTTGACTTTTAATAAAAAACATGGTAAGGAGTAGTATTATGTCAAGAATCTTAGACGCATTAATAGATCGCTATAATGCACAAATATCAGAAGCAAAGGCAACTCTAGAAATTTATCTAAATAAATCTGTTGGTATTGGGGAGCATCCTCAACACATCGATGAGGTAGATAAGTTAATAGCAAAGATAGCTACAGCTAAAGAGAATCTTATGGTGATTGAAGAGATAAGAGATATATAATTAATAATCAAGGAGGTCGTATGACAAACAATGAAATAAGTAACATAGATAATTTATCTAATGAGCAGATAATGTCTATGATAGGACAAGAGAAGTCGTCCACTGGTAACTTCCTACCGAAGTTATCTATAAATAGATTTCCAGAAAATGATGATGGTGCAGAAGTTCCTGTAGGTTCTTATGCAGTATATGTTCCAGAGCTGGATAGCGTAGCCTATGGTAAGCCTGTTACATTCAGACCATTCATCAATGCGTATCAATACATGAAGTATGACGCAGAGAAAAACGAATACAGCAATCGCAGTATCATATTTAAATCCTGGAAGGATGAGGCTATAGATGCTAAAGGTGGTGTTCGTTGTGGAAAAATACCAGCAAAAGAACTTGCTAATCTTTCAGAAGAAGAGAGAACCAAGCAAAAGGCTATCAAGTGTTACAGACTAATTTATGGTATGGTATCATTTGCGGGTGTTCTTGCAGGTGGTAATGAGGCACAGGTTGTTAATCTTCCTGTTCTTTGGAAAGTCACAGGCAGTAATTTTAAGCCTGTTGGCGAAGCGATAGAGAGCCTTAGACGCAGAGGTAAAGTAATGTTTAATCATACACTTACACTCAAGACTAAAAAGAAAAAGGCTGGCAGTAATGTATTCTATGTTTCCGATATTACTGTAGACAAAGACGAAGTTTCTTTCACAGACGCAGAGAAAGAAAGTCTTCTAAGTTTTCAAGAGACTATTAACACAGAGAACGAGGAGATAGTAGAGCTTTGGAGACAAGCTAAAAAAGCAGAGCCAGTTAGTGTGAAAGCTAGTGAGGCAAAGACTATAGACGCAGAGTTCGATGATGATCCTGTCGAAGTTCTGTCTTCATGAGTCAAGACATCCTAGAAAAAGTTAGGGTGTTTTTAGAGGCTGCATCGAAAGATGCGGTAGAGGTATCCGATGATTTGATCGATCAGTTTGGTGAGGCTTGCAAGGAATCATTCAGAAAGCAGTTCACTGACCAAAGAAAAAAAGAGTTTGGTCTTAGAGCATCAAACATCGGACGACCTTTATGCCAGTTACAAATGGAGAAGAAAGGTGTAAAAGGAGAAGGTCAACCATACAATGCAAAGATGCGTAATATGTTTGGCGACTTAGTAGAACAGCTTGCAATCATAGTTATGAAATCTGCAGGTGTAGATATACAATCAGAACAAAAGAAAATAAAATATGGAGTTACTAAAGATGTTGAAATTAATGGATCACTTGATGTGGAGATTGGTGACAAAGTATGGGATATTAAAAGTGCATCGCCTTGGTCGTTCACTAATAAGTTTGGTGATAATGGCGGTTTCACTACAGTAGCCACAGACGATGTCTTTGGGTACACAACACAAGGATATGTGTATGCAGAGGGAGCTAACAAACCATTTGGAGGATGGATAGTTATAAATAAATCTACAGGTGAATGGGCACTGACAGAGACACCACTTGCAGATGACGAGTATAAAAATAAAGCATTGACAACAGCTAAAAATAATGTTATAGCTTTACATAAGAATAAAAAGTTTGAGAGGTGCTATGAAGATGAAGAAGAATACTTTAGAAAACAAAAGACAGGCAATAGAGTATTAAATAGCACATGCGGTTTCTGCCCTTACAAGTATCCTTGTTGGGGAGAAAACTTGCAGCTGTTACCACAACAACAGTCGCAAGGTAAAAACCCTAAATGGGTTTGGTACACTGAGGTCAAAAATCCTAGGGTAGAGGACGATGGCTACTAGTGTACGCAGTCGAAAAGCCAAGGGGCGAAGGCTACAAAACTGGGTTAGGGACGTGCTGTTGAGTACGTTCCCTAACTTGAAGAAAGATGAAGATGTCTCTTGTGCTATCATGGGCGAGTCAGGTATTGATGTTAAGTTATCTAGATTTGCACAAGGACTATTTCCATTCTCTATTGAATGTAAAAACAAAGAGACATGGAAAGGATTATACGATGCATATGATCAAGCGATATCTAATGCTAACTTAGAGCCTGTTGTGGTATTAAAGATGAATAAAAGAGATCCATTGATTGTGCTTGACTTTAAGAAGTTTGTTGCTATAATCAAAGAATCAAATATGAAAACTAACTTAGGAGACTTACTATGACAATTACATTTCCACTAGGAATAACTGATGATGAGATAGAGACATTGTCAGAACAGGCACAAGATGATGTCAATGATACATTACATGACTTGGCTGTTAAAAGAAAAAAACTAATAGAATCTGGAGTGCCAGAAGAAGATCAAGAGATAAGAGAGATTGATGCTCTGATAGAGGTTATATAATGAACTTTGATGAACCTTTAGATATATTTACATCAGTGTCTGTAATTATAACGCCACATGAAAAAGGATTTACTTGTGGTATTATAGATCCAAAAGGTCCTGCTGATAGAGATGTGTGTTCTTATATTGCGAAAGGTATAGTTAGATTTGTAACTACAAATGCAGATCTAATATACGAAGAAGGCATGCAAGGATTCTATGACGATGATGTGACAAAAGATAAACAAGAGAATGGAAAAGATAACGTAATAGATTTATTCAATTGGAAAAAAGGAGATTTACACTAATGACAACTCACTTAGTAATAGGAGACCCCCATTGTACACCTAAAGCTAGTAATGAGAGATTTACTTGGGCAGGACGAATGGCGAGGGACTTAAAGGTAGACAAAGTAATATGCATGGGTGACTTTGCAAGTATGGATTCTATGTCTAGTTATGATAAGAAAAAGAAATCATTTGAGGGTAGGCGATATAAAAAAGATATAGAGCATGCACATGATGCACTACAAAAATTCAATGATGGTTTGGGTAAGTATGAGCCAGAGATGCACATGATGTTAGGCAATCATGAGGATAGGATTGATCGTATGGTAGAGGATAATCCAGAACTAGAGGGTCATTTATGCATAGATGATTTAAAGTATCCTGAATATGGATGGCACACATATGATTACAGATATCCTGCTGTGATTGATGGTGTATATTATTCACATAACTTTCCAAGTGGTGTTATGGGTACAGCTATCTCAGGTGAGAATATGGCTAGAGCTTTAGTAAATAAAAATAAAGTGTCATCTACTGTTGGGCATTCTCATTTACTAGATTATGCTATTGCATCACAGCCATCTGGTAAAAAGATAATGGGATTATCTGCAGGCTGCTACTTGACTCATAAAGAAAAGTACGCATATAACACACAGAGACTATGGTGGTCTGGACTAATTGTAAAAAGAAATGTAAAAGGTGGGGAGTATGATATCGAGACTGTCCATATTAGTGAGGTAAAGAAAAGATATGGAAGACGTAGTTAACTTTCCTAAACATTATCGTCAGTCAAAGACTGAGACTATTGATCTAATCAAAGAGTCAATGACTACTGAAGAGTTTCATGGTTATCTCAAAGGTGCATGTATGAAATACATGTCAAGATACAAGTACAAAGGACAGCCTGTTCAAGATTTAGAGAAGGCAGAATGGTACTTGAGAAGATTAATCGTAGAAGTTTTAGAACAAGATGTAGAAAAGCAACAAAAGGAGTATCCAGATGACTGATTT